CCGGCACGGAGAATCGATGCAAACCTACTTGCCACCGATATGCATATTCTTGAACAGATGCCATTGCAGCAGTATGAATCAAAGGTTGAAAACCTAAAGAGAACATGTCGTGGGAAACTTATCATCAAAGAATACCCGACTGCTGCGGCAAATGTAACACACTTTAGAAATCTTCTTGAGGAGCTGAAGATCAAGAAGAAATTTTCTCCAGATGTTATTTTTGTTGATTATCTCAACATTTGTTCATGTGCTCGTTTTAAACTTGGTAATGGTATGAACAGTTACACATATGTCAAGGGCATTGCCGAAGAACTTCGTGGAATGGCCAAGCAATACAACATTCCACTGTGGACTGCCACACAAGTAAACCGTGAAGGTGCAAAGAGCAGTGACATGGAAATGACAGACACTTCAGAGAGTTTTGGATTGCCTCAGACTGCAGATTTCTTTGTTGCCTTGATTGAGAACGAAGAATTGGCAGAATCTGGACATCTTATGGTTAAGCAGTTGAAAAATCGTGGAAACGATACAACCAAGAACAGAAAGTTCTTGGTAGGAGTAAACAAGTCCAAGATGAAATTCTTTGATGTTGACAATTCAAATTCAAATTTGGTAAATTCAAATCAGACCGATGAAGAAGGTTATGGCTCCGGTGCCGATGGACAGGCTTTCAATCCACAATTTGGAAAGAAGAAGAACAAGGCAATCAACTGGACTTTTGAAGAAGCCAAATGACTCTATATATTGATAAGAAGTTTGTGAATCTGCTTTCAGGAACACTTGAGAAGTTTAAGTGGAAAAAAGATTCGTTGGCCACATGTAGGTGTTTCAAGTGTGGCGACTCAAAGAAGAACAAGTCCAAGACAAGGGGATACTTCTTTGAGCACAAAGGCCATTATGTTTACAAATGTCACAATTGCGGTTTTTCTTGCAATCTATACGCTGTACTTGAAAATATTAGCCCATCGCTCGCAAAAGAATATGCATTTGAAAAGTTTAAAGATGAGAATCCAAGAAAAACTGAAACAAAACAAGAAACTCCCCGCCAACAAGTCTTTACTGATCTCGGAACAAGGCTTGACCTACTCAATGGTGATCACAAGGCGATAAAGTATGTTAAGTCCCGTGAAATTCCTAAAGACAAATATTGCAACTTTTATTATTGCAACGATTTTGGCAAGATCATGCAATCCTTTGACAGAAAGGGAACAAGTGAAGCCAGACTCGTCATACCGTTCTATAATGATTCTGGGGAGCTTATCGGAGTTCAAGGCCGTTCTCTTGACCCAACTGGCGAAGCGATTCGTTATATCACTCTGAAAAGAGAAGGCGAAGAACGGCTTTGGTACAACTTGGATAAAGTAAATCCAAGAGAGACAGTGTTTGTAACTGAAGGTCCAATTGATTCTATGTTTATACCAAATGGAGTTGCGATGCAAGGTGCAGGCTGGCTGCAAGAAATACCTGAAAAATTAAGTAAAACAAATTTGGTATTCATCTTCGACAACGAGCCAAGAAACAAAGAGATTGTTGAATTGATTGGTAAATATATTGATGCTGGAAGAAAAGTAGTAATCTGGCCGTCTGAAATCACAGAAAAAGACATAAATGATATGGTTCTTGCATTTGGACAGAATTTAACAATGAGATTAATAATTAACAATGTTTATTCTGGACTTATTGCAAAAATGAAATATACTTACTGGAAGAAAGTTTAAAATGCCAAATGACAACGATGACATGTCTGAAGAAGATATGCTTAAGGCAAGCACAGCCTATTTAACTTTTGTGGAAAAATTTGGTGAGTACATCAAAGAAATGGATCCTGAGTTGTGGGAAAGAGCAAGGCAATATGCCGTAGACTTTACCAATGTGCCAGGAGTAACCGTTGAACTTGTTGATAAGGATGAAGAAGAAAATGACGATGATGAACAACACAGAGAAGGCGCAGACTGAAGTAAAGGTTTTGGATAAGGGACATGTGCAGTTGGTCGATTACATGGGTTCAGACCTAAGTGTCGTAAATGCTGCCAGAGTTTCTTTCAACAAGGAAAGTTCTTGGGACTATGCTGATAGCCATGTTCCAATTCGTTCTCTTGCAGAGAAAGACCAAAAACTAATAAAGTATCTTGCAAAGCATAATCACTTTACTCCATTCTGTCACTGCACGATATCACTGAGAATCAAGTGCCCGATATTCGTTCGTGCCCAACTTGGCAAGCACCAGATTGGATTGACCATGAACGAGATAAGCAGACGATATGTTACATTTGATCCAGAGATATATATTCCACTTTGGCGGTCGGCCCCAACGAATGGAGCCAAGCAGGGAAGCAGTGGACAAATTGAAGATCTAGATCTCTGTATTAAGATGCGTCAGGAATATGATTCTGTTGCCAAAGAATGCATCAAACTCTACAATGATCTTTTGGCAGATGGCGTTGCTCCAGAGCAGGCACGTTCAATTTTACCACAAGGAACATATACAGAATTTGTATGGACAGGTTCTTTATATGCTTTTGCACGTATTTATAAATTGCGAATTGATAGCCACAGTCAATGGGAAATTCAAAAATATGCTGAAGCACTGGATCAACTTATAAAACCTTTATTTCCTATGTCTTGGACAGTTTTGACTGCACAATGATTATAAATACATTAGGCAAGATATATGAAAAACAAAAATGAATTTTATGCATATTGTGCTGGATTATTTGATGGAGAAGGTTGGTTTCGAATAAATCGAATTGCTGGACACCATCACAGAATGAAAACTAAATGGGCATTTCAATGTGAAGCTTGTGTTCAAATGAGAGATAAATCCATAGTACAATTATTTTTAAATGCTTTTGGTGGAACTATAAGAGAATATAAATCAAAAAATAAAAACCATTCAACCACATATAAATGGAGATGCAGTGGACCAACTGCACAAAATTTTGCAAAAACTATTTTACCTTGGTTAATTGGTAAAAGAAAACATGCAAAACTTTTATTAAAATTTCAAGAACAAAAAAATTTAAATGGAAATCAACCTTTATCCAATGATAGATATTCTTTTTATGAAAATTGTTTTGATGCTTTTTCAGAATTGAATAAAAAAGGTATTGGAAAATAATTGCTACACTTTTCCCGGTTTCGTGGCAAACTCTAACAACTAAATAAGATCACCAACAAAAGAAAGGCCAACATGCCAGAAATTTTATCACCATTTCAATCGTTTATTTTCATTTCCCGCTACTCAAGATGGTTACCATCAGAGGGGAGAAGAGAAACTTGGGATGAATGTGTAGATCGTTGGTGGAATTATTTTACTGACAAGGTTCCTCAACTTGCAGAGCGTCCAGATGTAAAACAAGCGATTCTGAATCTTGAGGTTCTTCCATCCATGAGAAGCCTAATGACTGCAGGCCCAGCATTGGATCACGACAACACTTGTCTTTACAATTGTTCTTATCTTCCAATTGATTCTCTTGATTCATTTGCAGAACTGTTTGTAATTCTGATGAATGGTACTGGTGTTGGTTATTCAGTTGAACATCAATACACCGACAAACTTCCTTCAGTTGCCAACAAGATTGAAAAGTCGTTTGATACCAACTATGTCGTGGAAGACTCCAAGGAAGGCTGGGGAGATGCCGTAAAGTTCATCATGGAAAATCTCTACTCTGGTCGCCATGTTAAATGGGATCTCAGCAAGATTCGTCCAGCAGGAGCAAGACTCAAGACCTTCGGTGGTCGCGCCAGTGGCCCCGCACCACTTGACAATCTATTCAAGTTTATTGTAAAGGTATTCTACAATGCACAGGGTCGCCGTTTGACCGCACTTGAATGCCATGATATCTGCTGTGCTATTGCAAATGCAGTGATCGTTGGTGGTGTACGCCGGTCAGCAATGATTTCTCTCAGTGATCTTTCTGATCGTGAGATGGCTCTTTGCAAGAGCGGTGCATGGTGGGAGCAGGCAGGTTTCCGTTCTTACGCAAACAACTCTGCTGTTTATCGTGGCCGTCCACCCATGGGCCAATTCCTTGAGGAATGGACATCTCTTTACAACAGCCACAGCGGAGAGCGTGGCATGATCAACCGCAAGGCATTGCAAGAGCAAGCAGCCAAGTGGGGTCGTGATGAGAACTGTGAGTATGGTACGAATCCATGCTCTGAAATCATTCTGAAGCCATTTGAGTTCTGCAACCTTTCTACCGTGGTTGTTCGTCCAGACGATACAGCAGCAAGTCTAAAGAAGAAGATTGAGATTGCAACAATCATTGGAACCGTTCAATCTACATTTGTGAAGTTCCCATATCTTCGTCCAGAATGGAAGAAGAACTGTGAGGAAGAGCGTCTGTTGGGTGTTAGCATGACTGGCATCTACGACAACAAACTCACAAGTGGTCTAGAGGGCAAGCCAAAGTTGATCCGACTTCTTGAGACACTTAGAGATCATGCAACTGCAACAAATCTCAAGTGGGCAGAAAAGTTGGGAATCAACCCAAGCAAGTCAATAACTTGCGTCAAGCCAGAAGGAACAACTTCTTGCTTGGTAGATTCAGCATCAGGTCTACATCCTCGTTATGCGGATTATTATTACCGCAGAGTTCGTATTGACAAGAAGGATCCGATCTATCAACTCATGAAAGATCAAGGAGTTCCTTGTGAGGATGATGTTATCAATCCAAACAACACGGCTGTATTTACTTTTGCTATGAAGGCTCCAAAAGGAACTACGACAACCGAAGATCTTCGTGCATTGGATCACTTGGATCTTTGGAAGACATATCAAGAGCATTATTGCCAACACAAGCCATCCATTACCGTAAACTACAAGGACAGCGAATTCCTTGAAGTTGGTCAATGGCTTTGGGAAAACTTTGATGTTGCAACCGGCATCTCTTTCCTGCCCGGTGGTGATAGCCACACCTATGCACAGGCTCCATTTGAGCAGATAGATTCTGCTACTTATGCAGCCCATCCAAAAGTAAAGGTGAACTTCAAGGAGTTGTCGAAGTATGAATCACAAGACAACACCGAAGCAGCAAAGGAGTTTGCCTGCAGTGCAGGTGGCTGTCAGATAGTCTGATACACAATCCTCGGTAGCTCAGTGGTAGTAGCGTTCGCCTGTTAAGCGAAATGTCGTTGGTTCGATCCCAACCCGAGGAGTTCAAAAGTTAGGATGACAATATGATTAATTATGTTGATGTGATTTATGGATTGGCGTGGGGCGATGAAGGTAAAGGAAAAATTTCCAATGCAATCGCCAAGGATTATGATTATGTCTGTCGGTGGAACGGAGGTCCAAATGCTGGACATACCGTTTATATAAATGGAAGTAAATACAAGACACACATCATTCCCTGTGGTGTTTTTCAAAACAAGAAATCCATAATAGGACCTGGCTGCGTATTACACATCAAAAAGTTTTTTGATGAAATAAAATACCTCTCGGAAAATGGATTTGACACATCATTGATTAAAGTCCATCCAAATGCACACATCATAACTGATGAGCATATTGAAAAAGACATGATCAATCTCAAAGGAAAATTGGGAACTACAGGACAAGGCATTGCCCCCTGCTATGCTGATAAAATGATGCGTTGTGGCATTCAAGCAAAGAAAGAATTGGATAAAAAGTGGTTGTGGGACGGAAATTTGCATGGTGATATTCTTTGCGAGGGAGCACAAAGTGTATGGCTTGACATAGATCACGGAGATTATCCGTTTGTAACAAGCAGCAGCACGATGCCATACTCTGCATGTTCATTGGGTTTCTCACCACATAATATAAGAAATTTAATTGGTGTTGCAAAGGCATATGACACAAAAAGTGGTGTCGATCCATTGTTCCCAGAAACCCTTTGGGATGATCCGATTCTTAATAAAATAATTGAACTGGGTCAAGAATTTGGTTCAACTACCGGAAGAAAGAGATTGGTAAATTGGTTAAACTTGGATAAGTTAACAGAATCAATTAAGTTGTCTGGCTGTACTTCTCTCATCATCAATAAATGTGATGTATTGGAAGAAATTGGTGTATACAGATTGTATCATAAAAATCAACTGATAGAGTTTAAGACACTTTATGAAATGGACAATTACATAAGAGATGTATTGTGCAGATTTAATCTGAAGATATATTTCTCAGGACACAAAGAATCGATAACTCAATAAAAATAAAAAATTCTCCTCAAAAAAGGAGAATTTTTATATAAATATTTTTGCCAAGAGATGGTGGGCTTGTTCCACGTAGTCCTTTTGGGGCAGTCGAAGAATAAACCCATCAGACTACTCAGGAACCACCGTCTCCTTGGCCAAGTATAAATATCTAGTGTTCCATATGTTGATTGGTGTCGATTATTCAATAACCTGTCCGTGCTTATGTTTGTACGACGAACGTAATCCATTTAAATTTGAAAACTGCTTTTTTTATTATCTTACAAATACAAAAAAATTTGCAGACAAAATTCTTCCAAATATTACTGGAGAAAGTTTTCAGGAATATGTGGCCGATGTCGATAGATTCGACAGTATATCTGATTGGGCAACAAATTTATGTTTTGGTGCTTCCGATGTCGCCATAGAAGGTTATTCCTACGGATCAAAAGGCAAAGTTTTTAATCTGGCAGAGAATATGGGTATCTTTAAGCATAAGCTCTATAAGGCTGGGGTTCCGGTGACCATCATAGAGCCGTCCAAAGCAAAGAAACTCGCTACGGGCAAAGGTAACGCGGATAAAGCGGCAATGTACAAAGCCTTCTGCCAAGAGACTAACACCGACTTAGTTTTTACCTTAAACCAAAGAAGTTTGACAAATCCAGTTACGGATATTGTGGACAGTTATTATATTTTGAAATCTTTGCTGGCAACCAAAAATTAACGAACGTACCGAGTAGCCGACCCCTTGCCAGCGTTGTCAAGACGATCATGGAATCTCTTTGGAACCTGACCAGATCCTTTGATTCTTGAAATTACTTCATTCCATGCACTTCCACAAACTTTGGTGGGAGTCAATGTGGAATCAAAAGCGATTGAATTTCTTTGAGCACCCCAATTTTTGGTAACTTTTTTCTTACCACACTTTGGGCACTTTTCCTTTGTGGGTTTGTCATTCTCGCTCATCTTCAAGAATAACTCAAATTCGTGTTTGCAGCCTCCACATGAAAATGAATAGTTTGGCATATTAATTCTTTCTAAAAGTAATTAGCATGTGATCGAACAAGAATCCATAGGAAGGTTCCTTTGGCTTGGTCTTAAGGTCCATTTTTGCTTCCTTGGGAGTTCTATTTCCTTTGGAAAGATTGCAATCCTTGCATGCAGCAACCATGTTGACCCATGTGGATGCTCCTCCTTTGGAACGAGGAATGACATGATCAATTGTTGCCGTCTTGTCGCAAAGATCAATATTGCAATATTGACACTTATAATTGTCTCTTTTGAAAATGTTCTTTCTATTTGGAACAACCTTCTTAAAAGGCAATTTTACATAGTATTTTAGAATTAAAATTTTGGGAATCTTGACAATTTTTGATACTGAAACAACTTCATAATATTCATTAGAAGTGTCATCAATCCAAACTTTGTCTTTGGACATCAACTTAAAGGCTTTGCCAACGGTTATGATATTCAGCGGGGTATTGTCTTGGTTGAGCAAGAGAACCTGCTTTTTCATACCTTTTAAGTATTTATGAAAATCTAAATATTTTACAGCCATGGATAATAAGAAAGATAGACAATTCTATTGGGAAGTCAAGCATTTTATGGAAGGAAATCCAAAAAATGTACAATCTTCTTCTTCAAAACCTGATTTAAAATCGGCAGTAATGTCTGTCATTGGGAAAAATCAAATTTATACGCAATCGTCATTTGACAGAAACTCAAATGCTGTGAATGTCGGAAAAATGGCAATCGATGCATCTGCAAAGGAAGAAAAACGATACGATCCCATTTCTCCAGCACACATGAAAAATAAAGATTTCAATTCTTTCCGAATGATAAATGAGGCTTCAATCGGCTCCATGCTCGGAAAAATTGGAAGAGGAATGATGAAACCACAATTAGGTATGAAAGATTATCTAGTTCCTGGTATTGGAGCAGCCATGATGGGTGGTGCTGCAATTTATGGTGGATTAAAAGCAGGAGAAGCAATCAGTACGGCTTCGGGTGCAGATGACATTGATGCCATGAGAAAAAGAGCGGAAGATGTTGGTGGTGTTGTTCAACCAGCCAAAGAAGATGATATTGAAGCAATGAGAAAAAAAGCAGAGGAAGTAGGTGGTGTTCCATCTTCTAAACCAACTTTAACTCCAACTACATCAACACCTTCTGAGCCAAAAGTTGAAAAGCCTGCAGATGAAGAACTAGAAAGAAGAGTTTCATCTCGCATGAAGGCAAGAGACAGAGCAGCCAAAATGCAAAAGCAGGAAGCAAAAATACAAATGGCAAGGCTTGGTGCCAGAGATGTTAGTAAGATGTCCGAAAGAGGCAGAGAACGACATGCAGAAGCCATGGCAAGACTCAAGTTCAAAGCCGAAGATGAAGAGACACCGGGGTTGTCAGATGAACAAATTCGTCGTCAAGAACAGCGTGCTCTTGAAATAAAAAGAAGAACACCAGAAGAAAAAGAAGCAAAACGGAAGGAATCCGAATCTGTCGTTGCTTCATTGGCAAAGGCTGCTGAAAAAGTAAGAGCAAAAGAAGCAGTTGCAAACAAAATAGAACCCGGAACAAGAACGCAGTCTGCATCACAAACTTCACCAAAAACATACAGAATATAAGGCAAGCAAATGGACTATCTAACAAACTTTTACAAAAGTAAGGCTGAATCGTTACAAGAAAAAATTAATTTTCTTGAAAAACAATTAAGTGATCTCAACGAACAAGCTCCACCAGCAAGATCTTTCAGAGCAGGTGACACATCTCAAGCAGCATGGAGCGAACAAGAATTAAGAGAACGTTCAAGAAACATCAAAAAGGGTGGTCTATTCCAAAAAGTTTCCGATGAAGAACAGTCACAGGAATGGAAAGACATTCAGGCTGAACTTGCTCGCAGAGAAAAAAAGAAGACTGAAAAACCAGAACCAAAAGTTGAAACAAAGGTTGAGCCTAAACCACAAGCAAAGATTGCTCCAAAGCCAGTAGAAACAAAAGAAAAACCAGCACCAACAAGAAAACCAACTGAGGTTCCCAGTGCTGTTGCAACAAAGAAAGAAGTAGAACAAGCACAGAAGGTTGCCGATACTACACAAAAACCAACTGCACTTCCTACAGATGTAGGACCTGGAAGAATGCACATGACCGATATGGAAGGTCGTCCAGTTTCTGTTGAACCAAAAGGAGCAGAAGTCGCACAAGGAACATACAGTGCAAAGCCTGATTGGGCAAAAGAAAAAGCAAAGCCATCAACAGGCATTGAACTTGATCCAAAGGCCGCTGTATTGGGAATTGGTGGCGGATTGGTAGCGGGTAAGGCAATAACAGACATAGTAAACCGACAAAGAGGCCAAGGAATGGCTCCAAAGACCCCTGAAGCAAAGGTTGCACCAAAAGCAGTTGAGGCTCCAGCAAAAGTTACCGTGCCTGCTGAAGTTCCAGAAAAACCAGTTCCACAAGGTGCTTATAGCACCAAGGATGGAAAAGTAATTGTAAAGGGAAAACCAACTGTCGCTGAAAGAGCAGCATTGGGAAGAGATCTTCTAAGAGCAAGAATGGCACAAAAAACTGGTGCTGCTCCTGAAGCAGAAGTAAAACCGGGTGACATGAGCACAAAGAGTGGAAAAGTTGTTAACAAAGGATCTGAAGTTACATCTAAACTTAAAAAGTTTGGTAAAGGCTTGGCACATGGTGCCGGAACCGTAGGTGCGGCAATAGCTGGAGAAATGGCTGTAGAAAAAGGTTTAGAAGCCTTGGGAGTAGAAAACGAACACATTAAAGGTGTCGTTGCTCCAACTGTAGGATGGGCTGCTGGTGAAGGTGCTATTGCCACTGGTATGGGTTTAGCCAGAGGACTGGGCATGGGTGCTGCTTTGGCCGCAGGATCAGCAGCAGCAATTCCTGCGGCTGTATATGGTGCTATGGCCTATCCATCATATAAAGCCGCAGAAGCTAGTATGGCTGCTATGAAAAAAGAAGCCGAAAGTATTCATAGAGGTGGTTCTGCTACAAAACCAAGATTTGTAGGACCAAAATATTAATATGAAAAATAAAATAATCCAATCTATTCTAGAAAATAGATACTTTAAAATAAAAAATAAAGAGGCCGTAACAGGATGTGATTCATTTGGATTATTTTTAGAATCTGTAGGTACTATTGTAAAAACAGGTTTAGAAGCATTCTTTACACAGGCTGGAAAGGCTGCTGCAGAGGCAACAGCAAAAGCAGCAGCAGAGGCAACAGCAAAAGCAGCAGCCAAAGCAACCGCAAAGGCAGCATCAGAGGCTACTTTGAAAAAATCAATAGCACAAGCAAGAATTGCTGCAGCAAAACACTTTGAAGACGGTCTAAGAGGAAAAGATTTAATTGATGCCATTTCTAAGGAAATGGGTGCGGCCACCGATGAAACTTTATTGCGAACCGCAAAAGAAATAGCAGCAGAAACTGAAAAAATGGCTTCAACCGTAAAAACGGTAACAACTCCAGAAGCCCCACCAAAACCATCACCCGCCCCAGCACCAACAGCCCCACCAAAACCCGATACAAAGCCACAATGGGATTATTTGCCATGGGTTCCAAAACAACCCAAACCAAAAACTCCAACACCACCAAGAGGACCAGAAGTAGTTCCTCCAACACCAACAACACCAAGTCCAGTTCGCCCACCGGAGCCAACACCAGTTCGCCCACCAGAACCAACTGTACCACCAAAAACTCCAAGTACCCCATCTGAAGTACCAGCACCAAAGCCAACTGAAGTTCCTAAGCCAAAGCCAGCGGAAACACCAAAGCCCGGAGAACAAGGTAAGCCCGGTGAAGAAGGTAAACCTGGTGAAGAAGGTAAGCCAAAAGAAGAAGGCAAGCCAAAAGAAGAAGGCAAACCTGGCGAACAAGGTAAGCCCGGTGAACCCGGTAAGCCACCACCAGAAGAGGCTAAAGTTCCTCCAGTAATTCCTATTCCAACTTCATCTGCCCAAATAAAAAGTTCACCATTTGAAGAAAAGGGTGCAGAGGAGCGCAGAGATATTGGACTTGCAGCTGACGCTCTCGGAAGATACTCTAAATATTATAGAATTGCTTAATTGCAATTAATGATATTTGGAGTATATTATTTACATAAAGTTGTGCAATGGAATTAAAAAAATTTAATCATAAACCAATAGACTTATCTTTTAAGTTAGAGGAAGTATCTCAAAATGGATCAAGGTTTTATAAGACTCCAGAAGGAATATTTCCAAGTGTAACTACGGTAGTGGGATGGGAAAAACAAAAGTTTTTCAGTGAATGGCGTTCAAAGAATCCAGAAGAAAGTAAAAGAGTAACATCCAGAGGAACAAAGTTTCACAAACTTTTGGAAGATTACCTAAACAATGAAACTATTGATTTTGACAATGTTCATTCTTCGCAAAAAGCACTTTTTTCTTTAATAAAGCCAGAAATAGACAAGATTGACAATATCGTTGCTTTAGAGCAGCCATTATTTTCATCTATAATTGGATTGGCAGGCAGAGTTGACTGCATCGCGGAATACAACGGAAAACTTTCTATAATCGATTTTAAGGCAAGCACAAAAGAAAAAAGAGCATCTGATATCGACAACTATTTTGCCCAAGCGACTGCTTATGCCTTGATGTATCAAGAAAGAACCAAAACCGTCATAGATAACTTTGCAATCATAATTGCATGCGAAGATGGTCTTAGACAGGTATTTGAAGGCAACCCTTTGCAATATGTGAGACATCTTCATGGGCTTATAAAAAGATATAAGGAAAATAATTATGTACCATGAACAAAAAACTCTTGAAGATCAAGTAAACATGCGTGGGTCCAAGTTGTGGACTCAAATGAATGACAATTCAAAAGCTGAAAAATTTAGAAAAATGTTCGTGGAAAAGAATGGTGGATTTTTCCTCCAAGATGGAAGATATTGGATTTGGAAAAGCCCAATAATTCAAGAAAACGGGTATTGGTTGAAACGGGTAGATACAGGAGAAAAAACATTCTTCACCAATATGAGTGAGTTTGGCCGTCAGCATGAAATTGGCGTAGTAAAAATCTGTGAACTTTTGAATGGAAAAAGAAAGACTTACAAAGGTTGGACAGCGGTTGAAATACGGCCAGTGAAGGAAACTGAGGGGGCCAGAACAAAGAAAAAAACACCCAAGAAAAAGAAGATTCAAATCACAAAATCTGCAACTTTTGTTGATATCAACACAAACGAAATAATTCATGTAGATAGCATAGCCGAGTTTGCTAAAAATAATAATCTTGATTATGCAAATTTAAGAAAATTGGCCATAGGAAAGGCCAAATCATACAAAAACCTCAAATTATACAACCCTTTGGAAAAATATAACGGTTCTCCAGAAGGCTAAATAATTTGAGATGAACTTCACAAATTTTTTACAAAAATTATTTGAGGCAGCAAGCACCAAAACTCCTACCGCAGGAGTTGCTAACCGCATGGAAAGAGCAAAGTCCACTGCGACTGATTTAAAGTCCAAAGATGCTGCCAGAAAGCGTGCTGAAAGAGCACGCCAAATTCCAAGAGAAAGAAAGCCAAAGCAAGAACTTATCAAAGAAGTTATTGCCGTAAGAACACGATCTGGAAAAATTCAGTTGATCTTCAAAGATTCATTTGATAAAAATCAACACGAAAGAATAAGCAAAGATGTGATGGGAATCGAAGAGGCCAGACAAATAACTGCTGATCCAAAGTTTGAACAAACAAGAGCATCAAAACTTCTTTTTGGTGATGTAAAACCCGAAGAACCTTCTGAAAAAGAAGAAAGAAAAGAAAAAACTTCCGAAGAAAGAAAAGAAGAACCAGCAAAGGAAGTAGAAGCAGAAAGACCAACCAAAAAAGCAAAGAGAATGTCCAAAGAAGACATCTTCAATGCTATGTCTCAGATGAACCCAGATCAGTTGGCCCAAATGCCACTTGAAGTTCGTCAAGAATATTTCAAGATGATGCGTAAGCCACCATCAAATGCAGATTTTGATAACATGAGTTACGAGGCTTTGTCCATAAAGTTTGGATTGAGTCCAATATCAAATCTTCCATACAATCAACAAGTTTTGAACGCATTAATGTTCTTGGCAAAGATGAAAGCGGGTGCAGGAGAACAAGAACTACAAACATACACAGCAATGTCACCATCTGCGATGGAATTTACAAGAGCGGCTTTTTATACAGCACAAAAGATTTTGTCACAAATAGGTGACAATTGCATTCAAAATTTAGTATCAAACATTGAAAGCGGTGGTAAAGCAGTTAATGCCGAAGGTGCTGTTGACATGGAATGTGGAAATTATAAATTTAAAATTTCTGGTGGTGGTGAGATTTCTTTGTCAACAAATGAATTCAATCAATCTAACAAAGGATTCAAGGGAATGTTAGCATCATCATTGATGAGAGCATTGTCCAATCCTCAAATGATGGAAAGTGATCCGAAGTTTGCTGAGATTATTCAAACAGGACAACAAGAAAGTTCAAAGTATTCAACAGTGTTGATTCCTGACGAAATGATTCCTGCAATAATGGCTGATGAAAATCTAAAGTCAGAATTGCAAAAAACCAAATTTAAGAATTCAAAGGGCGAAGATATTGGTCCTGCAATAGATGAAAATGGTAATTTGAACCCATTGATTTCTTTGTCGAATTACAGACAGGGTTGGTTGGAGTTGTCCAAACCCCTTCTAAAGGGTGCTAAATCTTCAGAAAAATCTCTTATAAAATCTGAGATGGTTTCTTCCATTCTCAAAACATACTTAAGAGGAGATAATATCAAAAATCCAGAAGAAGCACCCAATCATCTTGTAACAATCAATGGTGTTTTCCCATTGACTGATGAATACTTCGATATCATTTCTAAACAAGCAGATGTCGATGTAAAACCTGCAAAAGATGTAATAAACTCTTCCAACATAGGAACATACAAATCATCTTCTGCCCAAACATTAAAAAAATACAGAACGATAATCGAAGAGAAACAATCCAAGAAACCTTCCCTGAAGGAAATATTGATTGACACAAATAAGATCAATCCTTTGGAATTGATTGTAAAGAATATAGTCGATAACAATGATTTTACATTAAATGCCAGTCTTTTGCCAGGATTCTCGCCAAAGGACTTAAATGCCATTGAATACAATTATATAAAAATTGGAAAAAAGGTCACCAAGATTCCCGTTATCAATAATGAAAAAATTGCAAATCAAATAATAGGTGAATCTTATGTATTGATGAATGATGCTTTGGTGGAAGCATTGACTAACAACTTTGTATTGACTGGTCTTGTTCAATCTAAACTGTTGAGCGATGCCGAAGAATTGCTGTTCATGCAAGATTCTTCCGTACTTCTTGAAGGAATTGAAAACCATTCTCCATTCAAGGAAATATTAGAAAGCGTAATGCAAAGAGTTTCCGAAGATCCACAACGATTGATATCTTTTCTTGAATTGGTTGCAGAGGAGTACGAGAGAGATTATAAAAAAGAATACAAGAATTATCACGGAAAAGCAAAACAAAGAAAACAAAGAGCAGCGAGAACTGCGGCCAGAGCCCTGATGATGAAAAAGGGGATTGTTAAAAAGGGTGATGGAAAGGACATCGACCACAAGATTCCTTTGAGGAAGAACGGTTCCAAAGGAATAAATAACTTACGCGTAAGAAATAAATCTTCGAATAGATCAGATAATGGTCATGAAGAAGGTGAAAAACAGAAAAAAGGCAGCTGGAAATGATCTCCAAAAACATTGAATACATAACTGAAAAAGTTTACGCAAAATCTGGACTCGGAAAGTGGTTTAATAAAGAATCTGCTGGCGGTGGTCCGGGCTGGGATCGTTATAACACCAAAGGTGAACGAGTAGGGAAGTGTGGAGATGCAGAAGAAGGTGAATCATACTCTGCATGCCTAAGCAGACAAAAAGCAGAAAAGTTGGGAAAAAAGAATATCGGAAATTTTGTTAGAAGAAAAAGAACAGCACAAAGAAAGGCCGGAAGAGGAAAGAAGGGTTCCGGCGTATCAAAGGGAAAGAAGCCAGTTTATGTAAAAACTGGTGTTACAAAGTTAAAAGAATCATTTGATTATTTCCTCACTGAAAATTCAAACAATGTTATACCCTTGACTTTTTCATCAATAGAAGCAAAAGACCTTTTACCGTTTGACATCATTGTAAATGAGTCTGGTCAATTCTTAAATGTAGACATGATTGAATTGACAGAAAATGGTAACTACAACATAATTTTTTCAGATGAAGAGGGCTGTGCACACATAGAAAATGACATGTCCCCAGAAACAGTAATGGGCTTTGTTGATGTAAACGAAGGTGAAGAATACAACGAATTTGGAGATTTGCTTGAACTTCATGAAGAGGAAAAGAAAAAAGTTAAACTCAACAAGATTATGCGCGGTGATGTCAAGAAATATAAGGTTTATGTAAAGAATGATAAGGGAAATGTGGTCAAGGTAAACTTTGGTGATCCTAACATGGAAATCAAGCGCGATGATCCAGCACGCAGGAAAAATTTCCGCGCTCGCCATCGTTGCGAGACACCAGGACCTCGCTGGAAAGCAAGATACTGGGCATGCAAGACTTGGAGTTCAAAACCAGTAAGTGCCATGTTGAAAGAAGACGCAGAAACTTTGGAAGAAGCAAAAAAGAACAAACCCAAAGATCCAAAAAAATGGTCATCATGCATTTCTCAAGCCAAACAAAAATTTGATGTTTATCCCAGCGCTTATGCAAATGCTTGGGCTGCAAAGTGCTATAAGAGCAAGGGTGGGAAATGGAAAAAATTGGCAGAAGAATTGGCACAAAATACATTAAAAACACTACAAGATAAAATTTACAATCCAGATTTATTTGATGTAATCAAATATCGAAACACCAAAAATTAATCTAAATAGAAGAGAAGCCATGAAATTCAAGCAATTACTACAAAAAATCAATCCACTAGTCGAAAATGCCCCAGAACACACTAATGGTGGCGGTCTATACATCGGTGATCCTCAAGGAAAATTTGGCCAATCCGCATTAACAGATAAGGGAACGTTTAATATAAAACTTCCTCGTTCAATTGATGCCATAAATGCTCTTCTTCACACATTTTCAAATAAGGATTACATCGATCCAGATGGGTTGACTTCAATCATCCAACAAAAATTGAACCACTTCGGTTTTGATTTTGAATGTGACGGAAGAATCAATGATGGCGAAAATGTATTTGAATTAGTTCAATATGGTAGTCCCCAATTGGGTATTTACGGTCAAAATCCATATGATGATGTGAATGTAAAGGGATTCTCACAAGGTGATGGAATCAAGGAAAAAATCGGCCATTCTTTGAATCTTGTTGTAAATGTTCAAAGAATGCCATCAGGCTTGAAAAAAGTCAACATGATGATTGTTCCAACTGCCTCTTCTTCGTACAACAGTGACATGGCAGGATCTGATTGTGGTTGCCAACACTGAAGTATTAATGAATAATAATATAACTTCTCTGACAGAAGAAAATTTTATGGAATTCTGTCAGAGATATTATTTTAACCCAGAATGCTCCGGCAAGAATGAGTTTGTGGATGATTTAAAAAGAATCAAATACATAAAAAGATTATTGCAAAAGATTCATAAGCATAAAACACTGAAATCTATACGTGAAAGACTTATAATAAACCATCTAATAATTTTAAGAAATGTATTCGGGGAAGAAAGATGTCTCCGAATTTTATTTTTTAAACTTGAGCCAAAATTACATTCTTACTTAAAATCTTTTACTGTATTTTTGGAATTTCCAAACAAAGATTTTCCCGAAGTAAGATATTCCGTCCTAAACACGGATCCCAGAGTTGACAGAAAACTCTCTCAGGCAGAAAACTAAATATTTTAGATGCAACCCAGTACATACGTACCCTCTTTCTATTTCTATAAGTTGGCGCAAGCAATCAGCAGCCCATATACTTCTTTGACCGCCTACCAAGGTGGAGCAATAGATGAAAATGGAAATCTATTGAAAGCAGAAAGCAGCATAGATGCATTTGAATATCTCGTAATAAAATTAAAGAAGATATTTGAACAATTGCCATATGGCACGACAAAGGCCAAATTAGCAAATTACATGTCAACTCTTCAATTGTTTGGAGAGGAAATTGAAAAGTTTAAAATCACACAAGAACAATTTCATTGTTTGGTTGAAGGGATAGTGACTCAGAACACAAACGGAGAATTGAGTTATCTTGAGTTGTTGGAAGACATGGCAATAGGGGCAGGAGGCGGTGCAGCAGGTTCCCTTGGAACACCAGCACAAGCAATCAATCAGGGTGGTATTGCCGGCTTCGATCCAAAAATGGGAATGCCATTGATGCGAAGAAAGAAACCGAATTACTTTTCAAATTCAGACATTTTTGAAGTTGATCCAGAAGAATTTGTTCAATACAAAGCAGCCAAGAAATGGACAGATGTTCCCGACAGTGAAACAAAAAAATATTTGCAAAGATTTCAAAGAAGAAATAAGAGTGCAAAGGTTGCCGTAAAATCTTTAAATCCTTTGAATGGAGAGCACGAATTACATTGGATCACTTATCCAGCAAAAAATTTTATGGAGGATGTGGATAAATCATTATTTGATTATTTGTTTGAAAATGAAGATATGTCACAAGGCCGCGCAAATTTAAATAAAATTGCAAAAGCACAATACTCAGCAGTTGGTAATTTTTTAACTAATCATGTAAAAAATCTTCATCAGTTAAATGACGATGATGATATTGTTGTTCATTTAAAAGGACAAGACCCGACTTCAGTAAAATTTAAAGATTTTCAAAATCATTTAAATTCTTCTATAAATAAAGTTCATGGTTCTGATCAAAAAGATAAATCAAATGCTGTGTTTACTTTTACAGCGAAGCAAAAATCATTTAAAGCAACAGTTCCCCATGTATCAACTCACGGAATTCCAGATTTAACAATTGAAGATAGTCATGTTTCCGATTCGCCAATAAAGATAGACACAAAAAGCGCAAGAGGAAGATGGGAAGATAAATCTGGTAAATTTCAAGATAATAATAAAAAACCAAGACAAATTCCTACATCAGAATTTGATACCGGAAAGCCTGATAAAAATAGTTTTGTTGTTATTCATGACCAAGATGGAAATGTAAAATATGTCGATCATTCACATATGCCAAATGTCAAAAAACTTTTATCAAAGGCTTATGTGAAATCCGGAAGCAAAAAAAGACCTGGTAAATTTGCAATGATCGGTGAAATAAGTGCTCGTCTAGCAAAAGAAGGAATCAAAAAAGCATTTAAAAGAAACCTTCCATTCTATCAAGAAGATAAAACTGATGTGGGGCGAAATGTTGTTCTCCAAGCAAGCGCAAAAGAAAATTTTGCAGAAAAACTTGCACAACTTACAAATACAAAGTTTGGAGAAAATGATTTATATACTTCTTTGTTTAAGAAGAAGCAATAAAAAAAGCCCCTTTCGGGGCTTTTTCAATCCTGAATAAACTTTTTAGTTTTACAACACTTTGGTTTATTGCAAGTATTTCTGTCTCTTGCTTCACTTATGATCTTGCTGTCGGCATCGTCCCAACCAATTGCATATTCTTTCCAATATAAATCACTGCCATTGATTGCGTGTGGTGGTTTTGATCCACCATTCATGCGACACTTGAATCCATCATCATAACCTTCACCGGGTTTATAAGAAATCATATCAATCCTTTTGCTTCGGCGGATAAGGAATCATCTTGATTTGATTCAAAACTTTGTCAAGAGCCTTTACATGAGCATACTGCTCAGTGATGGCAAGATAACCACGAATCTCAATAAGCTTCATATATTCCTCTTGAGTAAAATTAACTACCGTTGTGTTCTTTTTAGGAGATCTGCGAGAAGCATTCTTCTTATTGATTTCATTTTCCATGTTCTGCTTGAAGATGTCATTCAAATTAAGATAATTGGCAAGTTCTTCAAGTCCATCGCCCTTATTCATTTCCTCCCACATCTTGCGAAACTTTGCAGAGTTGGGGCCATAATATTTCCAATGGAGATGGAAGGGAAAATTTGATGGAAAATAATTATTTGGGTTATTTTCCTCATAGTCCCCATTTTGCCATTGTTCAAAATCATTGTGATCAGAATTGTTCATGATTTCCTTTCAAGTGACATCAAAGAACTGTTCATACAAAACTTTTCCGTGATTGTTTGTAACGGAAATGTAACGAACATGACGACTCATTGCGTCACTGATATTTATAGGATTATTAGGTCCAAATGAAAGGTGCTTGATCCAAGCAGGACATCCACCCAAAGAAATACGAACCTCAAAACCAGTATCGTTCGTCCCATAAAAATCAAAGGTGGACTTTTCACCATCGTAATAAGTAAAGAAACAATCTACAGAATCAAACTTTTTACGAACCTCTTCAAGAGGCATCTGTGTGGCATTAGCCATTAGGCAATCTCTCTTGCTTGACAATCTTGGGAAGTTGGCCAATCCGGTCAAGCTCTCGGAGTGTACCAATCTTTGCATCCATAAGGCTACGGGCCCTACGGCGCTTTAGTCTTTCCTGACGGCGCTTGTGCTTACGGTTAGTAATACGTTGCTTTGAATTAGGCATGACTATAGTATATCACTTTTTTTTCTTTTTGTCAAGTTTCTTTTTTAGATCCATGTTTTCCAATGCCAGTTTACCACTGGCTTTGGTAAGTTCCATTACTGTTTTTTGGAGTTCTTGGACTTTTTCCCTGAGTTTTTTGATTTCTTCTTTTTCTGACATCCAAAAATTTTATCCCAATTTTCACAATAAACTTTGTAGTTTACGGGTCTGTAAGAATCGCCTTTGCCTGCGCTGTTCATAGATTGATATATTAGCATATACTAAAGGATTGTCAAGTCTAAATATTTTTATGAAGAATAATAAAGGCTATTACAGTTGGATTCACTCCATGAACGCAGCAGCATTGGAAGCCCATCAAAAGGGCCGTGAAATGTTATCTGAGGCCAAAAGCGGCAATGACCAAGAAAAGATGACACCTGAGCAACAACAAACTTTGAGTCAAATCAGAGCTGAAAAAATTGCTAGAGGTGAAAAAAGAAATCTAACAAGCCTACAAGGACAAGACCCAGATGCTGTTGGTGATATAAAGCCTGCAGGAAATGCAAATCAAGTTGCATCAGATGCTTCTGACGGAATTATTGGTGACGAAGAAGAATTTTTGGATACCGATCCTTTTTTAACAAAAGAAAATTTGCCAACATACCCACTTGCAGCAAAAGCAAGAGAAGAAACTAGAACTCTTGCTGTAGCAGGTGGCAAAGAACAAAAAGAAAAATACAAGGCCCAAAAAAGAGCCGAAAGAGTTGCAGCCAGACACGCTGAAACAATAGAACCAGAAAGATCTGTGGAAGTTGTAGATGCATATGGCAGATCAGCAATGATGCCTATGGAATCTGTAAATCAAAAGATCAATAAAATGTTAAATGGTTAAATATTTGGGTAGCCGATCTCTCTAGACCATTCCCATTCTTCCCAAAGCATTCTAGCAAAATCGTCGTCAGGATCATGACGACGATTTTCTAATTCAACCATACCCGGAGCAGATATTGGCGCTTCTATTTCCCATGAATACCAATACCACTCATCAGGCTGCAAGATCTTGTTTGTGATCAAGCAGCGGATTTCTTTGGACATTTTAGGATATGTGGAATGCAGTCAAGCCTGTAGGCAAAGCAGAGGGAATAGCATAAACTTGCATCGGAAATATGTATGGAGACATATTTACATTCAATCCTACGGTAAAAGTACCACCGTTATTGTTAATTAAATGCAGAGTGACTGCGGGGGTAGTGCTGGTTGCACCAGAAAATAAAATACCCTTGTGCTTTGGAATTTTTGAACCAATTGTTATGGGATTTGCTACAAAATATTTGTCGTACATGATACAAATATTTATATTGATTTATTATTCATATTTTGCACGACAGCCGAAGTCCAAAAATGAACTAAATGTTCTGCTGCAGTAACGTAACTTGCCATCCAAAGACATCTGTGTGTCTTTCCTTCCTTTTTATTGATGCCGATATGATATGTCTCTTTTTCACCATATTTGTCAATTTTTACGGTAAAAGGAGTCTTAATTTCCACTTCTCTTATAAAATTTTCAATATATTCTGGATATAATGGCCTGACAATTTTAATTGGAGGTTTTGGTTTTCTTTTTGGCTGAGAAGATGTTTTTTTAATTCTTGGCATGATAAATAATTATATGAATAAATTAAATGAAGGAAATTTGTATAATGTACAACAAGTGGTAACGCCATCAACTGGATCCAATGTATCTCAAAAAGGATTGGATGAATGGTCGAAGGCTATTAGAAAAGAAGCTATGGAAAAACTTCGTGGTTATGCCCCGGAAAAAGTAGATGAAATAATCCAAAAAACCTTTGGTACATCTTATCTTTCAGGTAAGGTTTAAGGTTTTTAAGACTTTTATATTTGATTTAAAATATGAATCAAACTTTTGAATAATTTTTTCCTTTTCGGAAATTAATTTATTGTATTCTTTCATTCCTACTTTTCCATCAGTTTCACAGCGACCGATTTGCTTCATGGTTTCCCCATAAGCGTAAATCAATTCCTCAAGTTCCTTATTGGTCATGATCTAAATAGTATAGCCTGCAAAATTGTAGGGTCAAGTAACTGTTATGAAACACCCAAATCAATCTTTTATTGATAATTTTTTCAGGCCAAATCCGGGACCACAGGGTAATCCCACTTATTTTTACAGCAAAGAGTTTCTAGAAGAAAAGAAAAAAGAAAAATTTGAAATGTTTTTGGAATCTTTTGGAAAACCAAAAGAAAATAAAGCAAACAAAATAATTGAAGCTTCAAAAAAATTCTTGAATCGTGGAGTTTTCAGTGGGACAAAGCAAAATTATCTTGTAGAGGAAACTAAGAAACCAGATAACCTTCCATTGACATTTACTTATAATGGGTTGGCTTATTCATATGTGCCGAGTTTAAATGTTTACATAAACATGAATGGACATGTAATTTCCATAGCACAGGCTACGGCATTTATGGAAATGTCAGATTTTGATGAAGTTGTTGATACATCTTTGGATTCTTCTTATGATGGGTCTTCTAGGATCAAAGCCCAAGTTATTCCTTCTCCCTTGCCAGAATCTAGATCTTTGATAAGTTCATTTGCGTGGTCATATCAATATCAACCAACTTATGATATTGCTTATACTTCTAGTGGAAGCACTTTAAATTATTTTGCAAGTTCTGCTGATCTGTCCACATCATCTCCATGGAGTTGGCCAACAACATCAGGTTATTCAAGAACAACTGGTTACACTGCACCAGATGGTACTACTACGGCTTGGGATATATATACGACCGGAAATGCAAGTAGAAAAGATTTTAGCCAATCAACTTTTGGAGAAATTGGAGCAACATTTATTCTTTCATATTATCTTGATTTATCCAACAGTGTTTTGGGTGGACTATTGCAAAGACCAGTGCATGGTTCAAATCAATGGATACAAATCGATTCTACAACAGGTGATGTAATTCCAGTAACACCAGATGGTTTTGGAAATGCTAGAGTTGCAATTCCTGTTGGTGCAACAGGCTGGACAAGATTTACTTATAGATGGTACAACAATACAGATTCAGCACAAATGAATCTTAGTGTATTCTGGTATGGTGGTGGTCCAACACTTAGCACTAGAATTTGGGGACCACAATTGGAGAAAAAACCATGACAACTGCTTCACCATATTTTTCAACAGGAAACCGAGCAATTCCAGATTTGGGGCAATCTAGACCTTTTGTGAATTATGGGGGAATAACCTATAATGTTTCCGCAGATGGCTTAATAACATATATAAATTCTACCAATGGGAATAGTTATATTAGTCCACTTTTACCTGGGCCAAGATCACATTTTATAAATTCTACAAGATACAGTGGATTAACTTTATCAAATGTCTCACAAAATGATTATAGGTTACTACGTTCACTTCCTCTTTATAGAAGAGGTATACAGAATTTTAATACCTATACTTACACTAATAATTGGGTAGGTGATGGAATTGGAAATACAGCTTCTGCAACATCCTACAATGGTTATACTGGAATTTGGTCAACACAATTATTAAGCAATCAATATCCCGGTCCTTGGCCAATAAGAGGTGTTTGTCAATCTTATCAATTATTATCAGATTGGTTGAAAGGCGCTTCAGCAAATCAAGCATTAATAGAAATACTTCTTATTGATAATGAATCTACTCCATATGAACCAAGTGGAGTTGATTCCGGAACTTATAATGCTCTAAGAAATGATCCAAGATATAAACAAACATATTTTGGATTGACTTCTTGGTATGATATTTACAAATCTCAGGGTGGAAGTGCGGACCAAGCAAATACCATATCAAATAGTTATGCTTGGTGGGCTGCAAAAGATGCATATCAAGCAAAGGCATTTCAACTTTCTTATTTGCAGGCAATGTTGGAGCACAATCCAAATTCACTGACTTCTAATTATACTTATTTCAAAGAAGGTGAACCACTTTTACCAGAAGGAGAAAGAAATGCAATTTGGCCACAAGATGGTTCTCCTCATCCTCATCTTGAACCAGGTGGAAACGCAGCAGCACCCGAATTGTATGGTGGAATGAGAGGCACAAATAATTCTCGTTTTGTTAAAAGATATGATGGAAAACATTTGGATGTCGGTGGATTCACAAATTATTTCAGATGCTTTAATAAATTGATGACTTTTGGACCATGGGCTTCATTTGTTCTTACGCTTGCAGAAGCTAGAAGTGCAAAAAGAGGTTCACCTTCAACACCATTAACTCCATGGATAGGATCGGTAGATTGGACTGGACCACTTTATTGCCTAGCAACAAAAGAATATGAAATTTATGTTGCATATCCTTGGGCTGGAATTTATCAATCCCCACCCGAAGTTCTTCACAGTACAACTTATAGATATAATCTGTCATCGGTAACAAAGGGATACACAGGAGAATTTGCAGGATTTACTGGTTGGAATGGTTCTACCGCTTCATTTAGAGTTGTTACACCGAAATTACCAGTAATACAAGGTCCAAATGGTGGTATTTGGTATAAATCAAATGTTATTGGAGTCACATATGATGGTTCTACTTCAGCATTTAAATTTACCACAGTTGGTACAACAGGAACCACAGCATCTGTGGCACTATTTTATAGCGCTCCATCTCTTACTGCAGGTTTGACATATGTATTCTCATATGAGATAGATTTGAGCAGAGGCTATACTGGTTCACTTGCTAGATTCATAAGATGGACTACAAGTGATGATTCACTAACAGTTCCAAATAGACCATCATCAACAACAGAATCAACAGGATTTACATTCCAACAAATTTTACCAGTTGTTGGTGGTTTTGCAAATGGTGCTACTGCAATACAATATAATGTAGGTGCTTCTGGTTGGACGAAGGTAGCTTGGAGATTTGTGTCGAATTCCACGATTAATACGAGCACCAGTGGAATTGGCATGCATGTTTACTATGGACCAAATTCTCTTTCAGTTACTGGGGGTTATCAAATCTATGTAAGAAATCCATCACTAGAAATTGAAGGTTCTACTACTATTCCAATAAACAAAATAGACAGTGTTTATAGAATATTCCCGACTGCAGGAGTGTATCAGTCCCCATCAACATATTCTTCTTTACAATATTATTATAATGGAATTACTGCTGGTATAACTTATATATTCTCGTATTACAGGAATTTGAATTCCGGATCAACACTTTCTCCACCAAACAGACAGTTAATAGAACATTTCAAAACTTGGTCATATAATTATCCAAGAGGTATTTCATTCTCAAGAGTATTGCCGTCAACTGGGCCACAATATTTTGGAACAGGGCCATCAGATTTGTCTGGTTATTCTGGGTGGACTGAAATTTCTTACGAATTCGTACCAAATAAACCATTCAGTGACATCGATAATAATAGCACTTTAAAAATTTCACTTGTAGATCTTGTAAACGGTTATTCCATAATGAATGATGGATATAATTTGGCAGGTCTTACTGCGTATTATGCCCACCCAAGATTGCAGATAAAGGGAACCGCTTCTAATATTGATCTTTATTTCAGAGAAGCCACAGATGAATATAATTATGCAATATGGCAAACAGGAGTACCATCCGGATTTGCAAATTTACAAAAAGGATATAATTCAAGGCAAGGTGCTTATATTTCAACCACTCCCGGCCATAGTGGATATTATTACGATTATGTTAGACATTTAGCATTATTGGGAACAAAATATTTTGGTTATTTTAATCCATCACAGTTTGTTGATATGGGTTGGACCGGAGCATTGACCAATTGGGCTATTAACTACAATTCTGATGCCAACGGTTGGTTCGTAAATACACAAGCATATCAAAATGGTTGGACAGGTTGGGTGAGTGAACAAAATCAATTTAATGAATGTTTGAAAGATATCAACGATAGATTGGGTGGATTTACACTAACTACAGCGGATTACAGTGAATATGATTGGAATTCAACTTACATGGCTCATGGTGCTCCAGCGACATCAGGAAATAGTTGGTGGTGGAGAGTCACCGTGAAGCCAGGATACACCATGATTTGCAATGGAGTTACATTGTCTTCTGCTGATGGGTATCCTGTTGGAACATGGGTTAGTACAAGTGGCCCAACATTGGCTGGAGTTGGATTGACATGGAGTGCTTGGGGTCTTCCTCCAGAACCAGGTTATACTGCACCAACTAAAGTTTTTGATTTCTTGGGTATGACTTCAAATAATGCAGTAATCCGAGCTGGATTTTCTTGTACTAGAAGCACTGTTGGAACTTATTTGGATTCAAATGGAATTGTAAGAACTGCTGCTGTGAATGAACCTCGTTTGAACTATGATCAAGATACATTGCAACCAAAAGGTCTAATGGTCGAACCATCAGCAACAAACTTGTTGAACTGGAGCGAAACCTTTGCCACATCCGGTGGATGCAATAACAATTGGATTGATTTGAATATTTCAAGAACAACTGGAATAACATCCCCAACAGGGCTTACCAATGGAATTAGATTTACAGCAACTACTGCCAACGCAATGCTTATGGCAACTAATGGCGTTACTACCGGAACCGTGTATGGAACATGGAGTTGTTGGTTCCGTGGAGTAACCGGAAATGAAACTTTGTTTGTTACTATTGATGGTGGAACGACATGGAAACAAATTACAAACTTGTCCACTAAATGGAGAAGAACAGGATCAGAATTAACAATGACAGAATTGGGGATGAGATATTCTCCATTCCATATGGGATTCCGTCTTGGAAATACTGGAAATTCTGTTGAGATATGGGGTGCTCAAGTTGAGGAAAGAATGAGAGCATTTTCAACTCCCGCTCCTCTAGAGCCATTAACTTATGTTGATTATACATCATATATACAATCTGGTGCAACAAGAGGTTTTAGAAACCATGAAAACTGCAGAATAAGCGGAAGCAGTTTCACTTCTTGGTTTGGAAATACTCAAGGAACCATATTTTATGATGTAGAAAATTTCTACGATTTTCCTATAGCAAACAGTTCAGCATTTTTTACTCAGACATTGGTAGCTAGATTGTCTGAAAATCCTGTTATAACACTCAGTAGATGGGGAACAGATTTAAGTTGTTCAACAAATACAATCACATATTGGCCTTATCCACAAAATGGTTATCCAATAAATACTCCATTAAAGTTTATGTACTCTTATTCTCCATACACATTAAAAATTAGTTCAAATGGAAATATTGGAACTTCCACATATACTGGTATAACAGCATACTCACAAAATTATGATACATTATATTTGTCAACCATCTTTGGTCAAGCATCTGATAGACCAAGCAGTCAAACACATATAAGAAAAATAATGTATTGGAATTACATATGGTCTAATGCAGATATGCAAGCCATGACCAAGGCAAATATAGAGCAATTTACAACATTCAATCAATATGGGTGATAAAATGAAAAAAACACACTTTATAGATCTTCCACCCCACACAATGTCAAAAAACATATCTAGTTTGTTTTTTGAAAGATATGTAAGAATAGAATATGAATGCACTTGGATCAATAATAACAATTATTATGAACCAAGCGAATTAACTCTTAAAAAGATTTATGTTTCTCCAAAACAAACAAACGAAGAAATCAAAACAGAATGGCTTTCAGAAGAACTTGAAGAAAATGTTAAATTATTTTTTGAAAGTGGTTTGAAATCTCACGCTGAAAATGATTTGTTGAACAAACCGATATTTGAAAATATAAACTAAAAAAGCCTCACAACGCATTCTCCAATATTATGACCAACTCAACCCAGATCTGTTGAAAAACAACAAGATAAAAGTTGACTTATAATTATTATGGTATATTATATTGTTGTTTGCGGATGTAACTCAATGGTAGAGTGCTAGCCTTCCAAGCTTGCTGTTGAGGGTTCAAATCCCTTCATCCGCTTTGCCACTTTAGCTCAACGGTAGAGCTCTGCTTTTGTAAAGCAGCGGTTGCTGGTTCAAATCCAGTAAGTGGCTTTTGCGAGTATACTCAAGCGGTCAACGAGGTCTGACTGTAAATCAGATGGCATAGCCTACGGGAGTTCGAATCTCTCTGCTCGCATTGACAACTAAATATTTTTACGTGTAGTCAAGCGGCTGAGGATAAACGGCTAGGCTTATATGGACCTAGGTTTCTAGAACCGAGGGTTGAGAATGGGTGCAAGTCCCTCGCTACGCTTTCGGTAATCGGCGTGGTGTGAACACGCGGTCTTGACAAGAGATGCGCCAGCGTAAAAGCTGGAAAATGGGTTAAAGTCCCATATTACCTTTTTATGCATAATATTAATATTAATCATTTTTATTGTTATTTGAGAAAAGAGCACATGTACCAACACGAAAATCATGTTGGTGAATTTGACAAAGTGCTTGTATTTGGGGCTCAGTCTTGTTTCGGTCATGCCATGACTTTTCATGTAATGACTGATTATGGAATAGTCCGCAGCAGAGTTCCAATACACATGCTTTGTTGGAAACCAGATGCTCCCCAAATGCCTTTGGATTATTTGCAGTTATGGGATTGCTTCCATGAAAATGTATCTGTAGTCAAATACGATGCACTTTTTGATTGTCGGGCAAAAGTCGTAATGAAAGATAAGTCTGAGCATTGGGGTGATTACATAATGACTTTTGATTGGTATAGAAATGCATATTCCAACGAACCAAGCCAATACAAATGTTTACACATGATTGCCTTGGATAATGGAAATTATTCTCTGCAACCAAACAACAGAATTTTTTGGAAGAATATGTCTTTTGTCACGAAACCATTTCCGGAAAAACCAGATTTCAAAGTTGATAACAAGTCTTGGAAGTGTGAAGGAGAAAGCGATAGATGGGTCATAGACGGTGATGACGACAATTATTATTATGACATAAAATCAACTAAATAACTTTGGCATTGTTGATATCGGATTGAAATGTGTCAAACACAGGGGTTCGACTCCCCTCGGCTCCATTAGCCTAACCGAAAGATTCTGCAATTCTTTAGGGATGGCGAGCAAAGTCCTCGTAGCAGCGGGGCAAACCCCGAAGTCCTAGGCTTCGGGAACTAGGGGCTGAATAGGTTTCGATTTGTACAGAGTAATGAAGAAGGAGATGTCCGACACGGGTAACGAGTGTCGTAAATAAACAGTTGCAACAACAAAAGCCGCACCAATGCGGATGGCTGCTTAAAGCAGTGGGGTTTCCCGGTTTTCCCGCATCTGAAAAACCGGGTTTTTTATTGACATAAATAATTTCATGATTGTAAAACGTGGAGACAAATGGCAAGTAAGAGATTCTTCTGGAAAGAAGATTCTTGGAACACATTCCACCAAAAAGGAAGCCATTGCACAATTGGCTGCTGTTGAGATTTCCAAAAAGAAAAGAAAAACATTAAAAGAATTTCTTGAAGAAGATTCAAAGTTAACTCTTCAATATCATGATGTATTGAATCCTGCTTTATGGGAAAATAATGTATTAAAAATTGAAGTTAGAAAAAAACTTCTTCAAATAGCAAAAGTTTGGGCCAATTTTGCAAAAATACCAGATGAAGCAATTGAAGATATTCTTGTGGTTGGTGGAAATGCAAATTTCAATTACACACCATATTCAGACATCGATCTTCACATTTTAATAGATAAATCTAAAATTGCTGATTGTCCAGGATTGTTAGACGAATATTTGAAAGACAAAAAACAACTTTGGTCAAATTTGCATGATATAAAAATTTATGATCATGATGTAGAAATTTATGCTCAAGACATGTCAGAGCAAGTTCCCGTAAATCAGGGATCATACAGTTTATTGAGAGATCAATGGTTGAATGAACCAAAATTAGAGGAAGTAAATCTGGAGGACCCAGAAATACAATTGAAGGTTTCGGATTTTATAAACAAAATTGACAACATGATTTCGTCTAATTCAAATGACGAGTCTTTTGATAAATTAAAGAAGAAATTTAGAGAGATGCGTTCAGCCGGATTAAAGAAGGCTGGAGAGTTCTCTGTGGAAAATTTGGTATTCAAAGAACTAAGAAATTTGGGTTATCTTGATAAAGTAAATAAATATGTATTGAGCAGACAAGATGAATTTTTGAGTTTAAAAAATTAATAAATAATATTATGCACGACTTAAACAAAGAACTTATCGAACAACTTCTTCAACGCATTGATTTGCTTGAAAAGGAAATGAAAAAGCACAAGAAGTCAAAGATGGCCGACAAGGATTATGACAAGGACGGCAAGATCGAAACTTCTGAAGAAGAATATCTAGGATCAAAAGACCGAGCCATCAAGATGGCAATGGGAAAGAAAATAGAAGAAGCTCTTTACAGAGTCGGTGGCAATTCAAATTACAATAATCCAAGCATTCACTCATTGGCAGCAAATGCAACAAAGACTGATTTAGTAAATTCTGTAGTAAATTTATTAGGAGAAACAAAAAACATGAATCACAAGGCTTTCAAAGATCAGGGGACAAGAATTCAAATTTCTGAAAATATAATTTTTGGTGGATTCCCACGTGTCAAGTTGAACGAAGAAGAAAATATCGGAGCAACAGTAAGTTTCACCGATACCGATGATCCAAAGAAACAAATAAATGTTGCCACAAAGACAGATGCCGAAGAAGATCTTTACGTTCCTGGTCACATGGGACTGAGATACCCAAGCAAAGAATATAAGAATGTTGCTTTGACAGCAAGAGCAGCCGAAGAAGAATTAAGCGCTTTGAACCGTGCTCATGCAGAAGAAAAGCAAGCACAATATCGTGCACATATGGGTTACGCTGGAGGAAAACCTGTTACAGGCAAAAAAGGAATGGAAAGATCACAATCTTTTGTGTATCAATCACAACCTGAAATGCAATCTAAACTTATTTCAGCGCAAGAGAAAGCAAAAGCCGCTAGAGCAGCACAAGAATCACATCCTCACCACGGTCATTTCATGAAAGCCGCTGAAACACATTATAAGTTAGTTCGTGGCCCTGTAGGAAATGTTGACTGAGTATAAATAAAGAAAAGAAAACACAATGGACCCTTACATCAAACATCTTACCGAACTAGTTCACACCGTTCAAGTTCTCTCAGAGGAACTTGAAGTCGCTTATGACATCATCGACAGCCTCTTTGAAGATGAGGATTATGATCTAAACGAAGAAGTTCTTCTAGAAAAGAAGAAGTGGATTCAAGCCGCAATTGAAAAGCCAGGTGCACTTCGCAAGGCTCTAAAGATCAAGGCTGGCAAGGACATTCCAGTTTCCAAACTTGAAAAGGCTGCACAAAAGGGCGGCAAGATGGGCAAGAGAGCTCGTTTGGCTTTGACTCTTCGCAAGTTGGCAAAGAAGAAAAAAGACTAATACCCCACCAGTAAGAGTATTATTGGTCCGACAACCCCGAGAAGTTCGGGGTTGTTTCTTTAATAGCCGATATCGCTGAAGTATTCTACAGTCTCAATCTGCTCAATTACACTGTGATACTTTCTCATGATCTCTTCCTTGATCATGTAAACAATCTCACAGGGCTTTGCCCAATCCTTGTTGTCGTAATAACCTTCAGGATCTCTCTCAATCATTCTTCCCAGATCCTCGCAGAGAACCATGTGTTCACGAAGAAGAATGTTTACGGGCATTCTCTGAAGCCTTTCGCGCAACTGCTTGTCATCAAGTGACATGAGATCAGAACTGACGCGAAACGGAAGGGTCTTAACTTTCTTTTTAGTCTTCTTTGCCATTTTCTCTCTCCAAAAATTCTACCCAATCTTGGTGGACTACATGAAGGCCATTGTGACCATCTTTGATCTTGGATACATCCCACCAAATCGTATCACCAACTTTGATGTCTTCTGTCAATTTATCGCCAACAGAAATTACCTTGGCTGGAATAACTTTTGAATTGGACTTTTCATTGTAAATAATACCCGCTGATGTGGTCTTCTGACCACCAATCAAAGACTTTGCGAGAATCCATTTGCCGATAGGTTTCATTTGTTTCATAATAATTTCCAACTGAGGGTGAGAGATTCGAACTCCCGACATTGAGGACCAAAGCCTCACGTTCTACCTGCTGAACTAACCCTCAAATTCCCACACAAACTTTTGCACAATAATTGTTCATTATGATGCCAGAGGCTGTACCAACATTGATGCTTCTCACAGAACCATACTGGGGAATGTAAAAAAGCTCATCACACATACTTAGGACATTCTCAGGAACTCCAATCTGTTCCTGACCAAAGATCATAATATAATGCACGCTTGGGTCAAAGTCAAATGCATTTATGTCTTTTGCTTCACATACATTGTCAATTCCCAATAGTTTAACTTTTCCTTCATGCTTGGAAAAAGTTTCCTCAATGTAGGACTGGAGATTGTCAATGCTTTTGACATGACGGAAGTTGGTGTAGTGATGAGTACCGACAGTCCCTCGCCTATCGTATTTCTTATTCCCATAGATCACCACTTCTTTCGCAAGAAACGCATTAGCATTCCGTATGACGGTAGCAATATTAAAATCATTGCCAATGTTGCAGCACACAACAGAAAAGTTATGGCGCTTAGTCTCAAGATCAGCTCTGATAGCGTCATCTTTCCAGTAAGCCATGTGATCAATGATGTTCCTCGTTTCACCTTTTACAACAAAGGTTTTATCAATTTTTGTATCTAATTTTTTTCTTAACAAAAGTTTTCCCAAGTAGTTCAGCCGCTTTTTTAGATGACGCATGAAAACAAATATTTTCTTTATTTTGGTGATAAAAAGTTTTAGTTACTAATTTAGTAGACCCATCAAGAAATACAACTGGCAACTTTCCTGATAATGCTTGTTTTTGATTTTTTCTCAAAAGCGCTATTTGTGTTTCTGTCATATGATTCAAATTTTTATTTCTTTGTTTACTTTGTTCACTTAATCCGTTTTTATTTCTATTTTTCATTTGTTGTGAACAAATGTTTCTGCGTGGTCCATCCTTAATAGGATCTTGTCTGAGATTTAACATCAATTTACGATATGATTCTTGTTTCCACAAATTTTTCATGGATACAGAACATATATTTCTTCTTTTTTTATCTTTAATTACATTTTTTCTATCTTCGCTAATACTTTTACAAAAAGTTATTTTATATTTTTCATAATCTTTAGAAGTAACATTATATTTTTGTCTATTTTTTGAAGTATTGACCATTCTCCAAACAGCCATTTGTGCTTCTTTGCAGTTTGGATATATAAGACATAAAAGTTTGTGTGCAATAAAATGTTCTCTTCTAGTTAATTTTACAATAGACCAGTCAAAATGTTTTTTAGGTCCAATTTTAAACCAATGATATGGAAAAGCATGATGCTTTTCTGTTGGTTCTGTCGTATGTGAACGAGTTTGTGCCTTAGTAATTAAGTCACTATAAATTTTGCCCCAATTCATTTAACTAATCTCCAATACTATATAGAAAATTAATAGTATTGATCAATTAGATTGCGATTGTCCGGTGCCATAGCACATGTATTCTGTACGAGTGAGGCGAAGGTTCAACTCATTGATCTTGTCATTCATGCGATCCATCTGCAGAGTGTGAAAAAACCAAAATGCAGCGATCAACAAGAATGTAATGATCATGTCTTTGTAGGTAACATACTTTTGTTCATTCATCTTTTCCCTTTCCCCATCCACCACCATTATTGTATTCCTTTAGAATTGATCTACTTGGTTTTATGTGATTTTTATACATTTCATCCAATCTGTGCTGCATTGGAAAATGCTTCAGCACTCTACGCGCCCTGTCCCTTACATCTGACGAAACATTTGGCGTATGTGCAGGATTCATAAGATCGTAAAGAAAATTCTTGACTGCTACTAGACTATAGTATTCTTCATCGGGTAGTGTCATCTCTCATATCCCTTAACAATTTGTCCAAGCCAAGTTCTTCATCAAGGATGGCTAGTCTGTCCAATGCTTCATTGCACTTGGCCTTTCTTTCCTCTTGAGCCTTTTTCCGCTCTTCCGTGCGGAAAGATTCCATGTGTTTGCAATTACAATGATTGAATTCAACATCATTTACATGGATTAGAAGATAATCCCAGTCATCACAGAAATGCCACCCTTGTTTCATTTCATCTTCGCTGAGGTGAGCACAAGGTCCTGCGGCTTCCATAAGGAAGTCGTAACGTTCAATTGGCATTCCGTAGTAATTGTCGTTCATAATGATCCCTAGGGGATTCGAACCCCTGTTATGGCCTTGAAAGGGCCGTGTCCTAGACCGACTAGACGAAGGGACCGATTCACTCGTACTTAGCCTTGATCTCAAGAGCAAGGAAAGCCACAAGCATTCCAACGGTGCTGCCAACTACAGCTCCTTCATAGTTCTTGTGGAATGCAAAGCCAATGAGATTAATGGCAAACAGAATGATTAAAGGAATGGTAAGTTTTTTCATTATCTGTGTCATACTTATATTGTACTCCTTAAAATGATTTAGTCAAGCATATCAGACAAAAAACTCAGCAAAAGGAGATATTTCAACAGATGGACAATTTTTTATGCCTTCAATAAATTTATTCAAGCAATAATCTTTTGAAAGTTCTTCGTGATCCTTTGGACCAAAAGTTATCAAAGGACAAAAAAAATCATACACATTGTTTTTTACCATTCTATCAAATGTGTCTATGGTTTCTTTAATGATTTTCTTTGGGACGACCATTCCATCTTCCCTTTTCATTGTCACTACAAGAATGTATCCCAGTTTATAGTCCGGATGAAGATCTTTCAAATCTTTGGAATTGCCAAGTGCTTCTTCTATTCTGTTTCCAATGTTTCTTGCAATATTGGAGTGAAGTGCTTTGTTGTCATGAACTTTTACGACAAATTGTTGCTGTCTTTCAGATGCAATTGTTTTGTATTCTATGGCAATTTTCTTTTGGGCAAAATGTAGATCCCACTTTTTGCTTCCTTTGTACATGGTCTTGATCCTATCTTCCGGAAGACCCGGACACCCAACAGATTTAATCAAATTTGTGTTGAGTCTTGTGAAGTGTTTATTTGCACTCACTCTGTTGTGGATCCAATAATCATCCAGAAAATCAAGATTCATGACATTTAATCGGGCATGCTGGATTTGAACCAACGACTTCTTGCTCCCAAAGCAAGCGCTCTACCAAGCTGAGCTAATGCCCGTTTCTTTTATTTAATTTTTTCAAAGTCTAACATTTTGGCTCCGAACAGACCAACGCGAATGTTATTTTGTTGAAGTATTTTTGTTGCCTTTATTATAAAATGCAAATAAACGATCAAAGATATAAGTGGAATAAAAAGAAGAATTATGTGAACCCAAGCATGTGATTGTTTAATTGTACAAAGCAATTTATAAAAATAATAAAAATTGCATAAAGCAACGATAAATCCCAAGATTGGGATACAACAAGTTACAAGAGTGATGCAAAATGCGATTAAAACAGTTTTTTGCAACTTTGCAATTTTTATTAAATCTTGTTTATTAAATTTTTTATTAGAATCATCCATATCATCAATTGCATTTATAAGAATATAATCCTTTTAGATCAATCCCAACTCCTCATCAAGTTTTGCAAGTCGATCAAGAGCATCATTCTTAATCTTCTCTGCGGATGTGATTTCATCCAATATTTTTTGTCTTTGAATGTCACCATCCTTGAAGCAATCCCAACCAAGCTCTTTGGCCTTCTTTATACCACCTGTGCGCCATGGAAGTTCCCACAGTTTGCAATACATCTGTCGGGCTTCATCACGCTCCTTTCGGAGTCTTTCATTTATTTCTGACATAATTTTTCCCTGTCCATTTAGAAACACTTCAAAATCTTTTGCAGACTGTGAGAATTTATATTCTCCATTGGAATAACAATCCCAACCACGGGAATTGGCATAGTCTCCTCCGAGAAAGCCAGTCAGGTGATGCATATCACATACTTCCCTCCTCGCCTCATCACGCTCCTTGCGGAGTTGTTCGATCTCATCTGCGGCTATGTTTAGGTCTGGCTTGAAAACACTTGCCCACCCACCGTCTATTGAGGAATTTGCGTAAGAGCGCAGCCGATCTACGATGTCATCAGTCATTGGTGTTCTCCTTGAAACAATCCCAACCACGGGATTTTGCATAGTCAATGGCATCCGGGGAGATGTGCGATGATCTACCACCCTTGCCACCCATAATCATACAAATCTCTCTCCTAGCCTCGTCACGCTCCTTGCGAACAAGTTTGATATATTCAAGAGTATCCAAGTAGACTTCTTCAGCAATACTGAACTGTCTGAACCTCTCTGAATATGCACGAAATCGGTCAAGGACATCTACGCCATTTGAATCAACATCACTCATTGTGTTCCCTGATTCTAAAATAATCTTCTTCCATATTTGCGAGTTGAATCTTAGCATCTTCAAGTTCATCACGCAACCGCTCAATCTCATTGGCAGCTTCCTGACAACGAAGTTCAACGGAACGGTCATTGTGCAGAATGCTGCGGAGCCATGTAACGATGTCTGTGTTATCAGTCATTGATGTTCTCTTTATCGAATATCCCAGTCTCGCACTTCGGTTGGAATGTTGCGCTGCAAATCACATTCCTTATTTACCTCGTCAAGTTCTTTCCGCAGCCTTTCGATTTCTTTGAAACAGTCCCATCCACGCCGATCAGCAACTTGGTTTGCCGTGCATGGTGGTGACGGAGAGGGACGATACGCCTCATCCCTGCACACCTCCCGCCTAGCCTCGTCACGCTCCTCTATCGCCTTCCTGTAGTGACCGATCCACCTTTCAAGCACGACATCATGCGCTTCCTTGAGGTCTTTTTTTTCCCTACGAATACGCTCAATCTCCGCATAAGCCTCACCAATATCCCGCAGAACATCCGCAGGGAGATCGGTGCGCTTTGTATGGCAGCGCAGGCGGTATTCTATGGGCTGGTAATCAGACATCACTTTCTCTTTCGCATACCAAACATAGCAGCGATTCCAAGAACTGCAACGACTCCGGGAGCAGGAACATCGGGAGGATCACAATCTCCCATGGGTTCTACGAACCCACTTGCCATTGCAATGCTCTCCACACGATCATGGGCAACGGGAATGAACATTTCCTGATCCACGCTTTGAACCGTCATCACAAGATTTCCTCTGTTGTAGATCCTGTGAATCCAAAATCCGTCGAACGATCCCATGAAATACTTGTTGGGACCAACGGGATAATTCGATATGGTGTTGTTGTACAGAGCCTCGTTCAGAGGTTCCGTGATCGTGAACTGATTGTCCCATTTGAGTGCCTTGGCAAAGGTCACTTCCTGATACAACGATCCCTGATACTCTGAACGATTGAAGAACTGACCGTTCGAATTGAACAGAGTTGAAGTGTTGCTGACGATCATTTGTTTTCCTTATGCAGAAATGGAACCGTATCCCTTGCCACGCACAAAGAACTGTTCTTCGTGCTGCTTGAAACCAAAGCACTCCTTACTATACTCCAAGATGATGTTCTTGTCAAACTTGTTGCAGGAATAAACATCAAGGGTGATGAAGTGAGTGGGTTCGATGGAGTGAATCTGAATGCCGCTTTCGATCAGCGGAACCCATCCACTCACTCCAGCCTTGGCTGGATACAATTCCTTTCCGAACCGAGTGGGTCCATGGATGACGATTGGCTGACTCATCCGAGTCATTCCGATCTTGTCCACGATCCGCTCAAGAAAGCGGTAGTGAAGCTCAAGATCATCTGCCGCACCTTCACGGCAATCGTACATGTCCAAGAAGTAGGAATAACCAAACGGATTTTCAATATTGTTCACAGAGACTCCTGAATCTTCTCAATGTCCATTCGAATTTTTTCAATTCTGTCATAGATTGAGTTGGCGGAAATGGTGCCATCAATCACATTGGTAGAAAGGTTATCCAACTTTTCGATGACCTTTTCCAACTTGCCATACATCGTGGAGTTATTGTTTGTAGCAGTTTTCATTTTACTTTCCTGCAATGATCGTAATCTTGCCAGCCATCATTACGGCCATAACGACCATCATCACAGCAGCTGACATTAGAACAGTCATGAGCGAAAGATCCGTGATGATGCCCATCACTCCACGATCAGGAAACAACTTCAGGATCATGGGCTGCGGCTTGGTGACGACCTTCTTCTTTGCAATCTTCTTAGTCATAGCGATTCCTTCTTTCAATAATGTGGATAATGATATCCCCCACAAGCATGGTTATCACAGGAAGAAATGTAAAAAAAGCAAACCAGAATACTTGTGGGGGATGATGATTCATCTAACATGCATAGTATGGCACAGTATCAGAGCAAGTCAAGCATCACATGCTTGGATTCTCTCACCAATCCATTCCATGCAGTTCACGGCCATGCTGTTGCCGAGAGCTTTGTACCTGTGTCCATCCGGGCAGTCAGGCTTGCCACGCCACGGAATGAGCGTATAGTCATCAGGGAAGCCCTGAAGCCTCTCGCACTCACGGGGAGTCAGCCTGCGAACCATGTGAGTCTGAATAACCTTTGGACCCGTAGTATTGCTTCCTCCCGCTGCATTTGTAACGGTGGATGCTACTCCTCCATCAACAGTTTGGTTGTAGACATCAACACCAACGATGGCAGCGTGACAGGCGTTGTCTCTTGCAAGGGTATGGCAAGGATCACCGGGTTCACGCCTCTGACCGTTCAGAGGTGCAGTAATTTGAAAAAGATCGTAGGGAACGGGGATGTAGGTATCCGAATCCTCACGGTGGCTTGAACGACCCCGAGCGGTCAAAGACTTGGATACTTCGTCAAGAGTCAGGTTTTGGCACTCGTCCCCGGATGGGCCTCCGGTTCCTTTGCTCCACTTTGAACACACAGTTGCAGCGCATTCTCCAAAATTTTCGGTAGAACCTTGCCCCGCTTTTTTGCGCGATGAAGAATGCCTTGACAGGCTTTGGGACTCAAAAAGAACTTTTCCGGGACGGGTGCTGTCTCCAAGATATCCGACAACGAACACACGTCGCCTTCGTTGCGGGACGGCATGGGGATGCCGGTGTGTTCTGACCCATTGAGCGTCCATGACCCGGTAGGCCCACCCATACCCCAAGTCCCCCAACGCCCCGAGGAAGGAACCAAATGCCCTTCCTCCGTCTGCTGACAGGACACCGGGGACATTTTCCCAAACGATCCATCGGGGTCTGAGACTCCGAGCGATCTCAAGGTATGTGAGCATGAGTCCACCACGCGGGTCTGACAATCCTCCTCTAAGCCCAGCCACTGAGAAAGATTGACAGGGGGTGCCTCCAACGAGGAGGTCGATTTTTTCGTTGATTTTCCAATTTTCATAATTTCTCATGTCTCCAAAGTTTGGAACATTCGGGTAGTGATGGGCAAGCACCGCCGAGGGGAAAGGTTCAATGTCGCTGAACCCAACCGGAGTCCACCCCATCGGATGCCAAGCAACGGTAGCCGCCTCAATGCCCGAACACACGGATAGGTATCGCATGGGGAAAGTATAGGCTATCACACAAGAAAGTCAATCAAAACCGCCATAAATATCTACATGAGAAAATTTAGAGAATTTCTGGAAAATTATGATTTCTACATCGACAAGCCAATGGGTTTCAAGAAGCCCGATACAACGGACGAAGTAGAAGAAACCGATGATGAAAGAACCGCCCAAGAAGAACAAGCAGATGGGAATGAATAAATAATTTTATGCACTACCTAACAAACTACTACAAGAATCTCTCCGAGCAACTTCAGGAAAAATTGAATATCTTGGAGGTTCAATACAGCCTAAAGCCACGCACAAACATCTTGATCAATGCGGGGGCAAAATATGATTCAAAATCAGGCACAGATCTAGAGATAAGAAAACCAATACCTGATTACATACTGCCAGGAAGAATGCCAAGACCGGCTGACCGAGAACCAAAACCAATAAAACCGGAGCCAACTCCAAAAGATCCAAGCAAACCATCGCCATTACTCACACCCGGAATCACGCCATCAAATCCTTCAAAAATTCCAATTGATCTGTTCAAACCCGGAAAGAGGCCAAAGGTAGGACCACACGATCAACTATATGGAAGCCTACCAAAATCAGGTGATTCAAATTTAATTGAAAAAATTCCAACTGAACAAGAAACCGATAGTGGTAAACCAATGAGATTTATGAAACAATCGGGGATTGATCTAGAAGGCAATCCAACAGGATTAACAAAAAGTATTCCAGTCAAGCCAAAAATAGATCCAAGATACAAAAGATAATTTATCTAAAGACAAGAACAGAAAGCCCTCTCAGAGAGAATCTGAGGGGGTTTTTCTATGGGGGTAAAAGTGGGGGGATGTGGGAGTGAGTGGGGTAGAAGATTTTAGAGAATTTTTGAGAAGGTATGAGTTACAGACCAACTCCAAGACCCCCTTCAATCGCTTTTAAAGCCTCTCAGAGCCGTTTTAAGCCCCTTAGACACCTCTCAGGGCCTCTGACCCCCTCAATCGCCTATATCCCGTCCTACAGATTGACAATTCTCTAAAATTTTGACAATTTTAGACCCCTCTATGCCACTTTAAGAACTTTGGGGGTTCTTTTTGCCATCCTGTCCGACAATTTTCTTATTATTTTGACAATTATTGCCAAATGGGTTTCCAACCCCGTCCCAATCCCGTCCAAGGTCCTCGCAGGTCAGCCAATCGAAGAGCCTGTGAAACTTTTCATTAATTTTATTCAAACTTCTTGAAATTTTCTCTTTCCTGTCCATCTTGTCCCTATTATATCCCATAATCCATATCCCGTCCAATAATCTACATCCCGTCCACATGCCGGATACCGCCGGCCAGACGTAGCTGGCCCAGCAAACCCGGAT